CAATATAAAAATCGTTGCCGCTTGTGAGCATGTACACGATGTGTGTACGATCTGTGCGTTTTTTACGTGATTGCTTTTTAAGTTCCATACAAGTATTATAGCAAAAGAGCATTATTTGGTCAACCAAAATTGTGTGTTGTATTTCTGCAACAAAAAAGTAGTACTTTTTGTTGCATTTTTGAGTTGGTAAAAAGTAGTACTTTTTATGTACGATCCAAATAACGCAAAAACTTTTCTAAATTGCCGTACATGGCATACATGATTGCTTGTTGACTTCCAAACAAGATCAACTTAGGAGTCTTGCCTGCTTTGAGATAGTAAGGACAATCCAATTTTCGATTCAAGGTCATTAACAGACTGGGACTTAGAACTTTTAAAAATTCATATTCATACTGATCGATTTTTAAGAATTTGAAAGCATCGTATCCGGTAATGCTCAATCTCAACCCACCATCGTCGCGTGGGTCCTGCCACCATGATTTGAGAGCCTGTTCAAAATCAGGCCGCTCGTCCACCGGCAATTGATTTAACAGTTGTTGAGTGAGATATTGTTTACTTGGCATCGGGGTATACTTGCGCCCCCTGCGTCAAGAGTACGACTATGAACTTGTCGGTCTTGAATTGTGTATTGAGTTTTTTGGCCAAATTCTTGGCATGTCCAGGATTAGAAAACGAAACTTTTTTGTATTTAGGCCCTGGATATTGGGTAAGCATGTTAGATGTCTTGAGATTGATGGGTTTGGCGTCGTAGAATACTGCCCACACTCCTTCAGAGGCCAACACTTGTTCGGTCTTGTAAGTTGCTTTATCAGTATGCTCGATCAGCACATTTGGCTTGGGTCTTGACATCGTTATCTCCGTAGTTTATTTATCTCAAAAACTACGTGGTTTTGAAACTGCCACCATCTAGTTCTACCGTAATTGTTTCTTCTCGAGGTTGAGTATTTCGAGTGTGCAAGGTTTCCAAGGTCAACAACAGTTTTGTAATGTCACTATGCAAGTCTTTGGCTTCACGCATGGTCATGACAAAATCACGCTGACCGCGTGATTCGTGTGCTTTGATACTGTCAACAAAACGATTTATATGCAAACTCATTCGACAAAAGGTTCTAGATTGGGTGGTGTCCATCCAGCCGGCTTGAGTACCTTGCCGTCTTCACGTTTGCGTACACGACCTGTTTGTTTGTCAATCTTGGCAAAGTTAGTGCTCATGACTTCTTTCCAAGCACCTTCTGCATCGGCACCTAGACTATGGATAGCACCAATAGTCACAACAAGGATATCAATTAGTGCATCAAGATCATCCACTTTGGTCTTGCTGGCCACCAACTCATCAAATTCTTCACTGATAAGATTGCAGTACAGTTGATATTGTGTTTCGTTGAACTCGCCCACTGTTTGGTCGCAGGCTCGCATGAATTTTTCTTGATCACGAAAGGGATTTGTCATTGGCTTCTTCTTTTGAGTTGAAAGGGCCTTGGTAAGCATAACGCTCCAGGGTGATTAGTTTGGGGTGTTGTACGGTCTTCCACTTGCGGTGTTGCTTGACCTTATACCAGCCTGCGGCAAACCACGACTTGGATTTATCTTCTCTGGTGAATAGTGGTAATCGGTGTTTCACGTCCCAAAGTGGATTGAACACATCACCTTCAACTTCGTGACCATACACCATGTTTGGTGGCAATGGAGTTGCAGTTTCAGCCGGCTCAAATTGGATATCAACTGCCTCTCGAGCCATTTTGATTGTTTTGTAACTTATTACACTATCAAGAATTTTTATAGTGCAGTTGCCGTTCTCTTTTAATTCGAGTTGGCCAATCTTGCGATCATCCTTCTTGAGAATCCAATATTGATTCTCTACCACTGGTTTGGCTAATATCATTCAGCACTCCTTTATATGTTTCATTGAGCCAGCGACCGAACTGTTCGGCAGCATCGCTACACTTGATCAATTCATACTTGCCGCAGAATTGCATAAATCTCACTCCCACTTGCCCCACATCCTTGTGTGAAATCTGTTCGCATATGGCCGAGTCTACTGTGGCCTTGATGTCGTTGGGTTGAGCAGTCAAGTCAATCAAGGTACAGTTACGTTCATAGTCATCCAACACACGATGTTCGACTCCATCCGGGTCGGTCCAACGTTGCAACATCATGTTGTTCCAATTGTATCCGCGCTTGTCTCTGTCTCCAAAGGCCTCACGGAGACCAACTTTATTCTTTGTGCCTTTTTCACGTACTCCAGGATACGCACTGAATACGTTGTCTGAGGGGTCTCCACGCATACACTTCTCAAATAACAACCATTGTGGATCCGGAATCGTTTTTGGCTGTTTAGTTTTCTTATCATTGACACGGTTACCTTTAGCATCAAATATACCCTCAACAGTTAGTAATTCATCAGCAATGCCATTGTATTGCGTGACATTGAGTGCGAGCAGTTGCACAAAATCAGTATCTGAACTGATGATAACGTGTTGGTCTTGTGGGTGTAAAGCAATCCAACGTGCTATGATATCATCTGCTTCAGCAGTGGCACATCGGATGACGCTACAATTAGTTTTCGTAGCCAAGTATTTAGTCAACTCATCGTATGTTTCCCAAAACAGTTTGTCTTCTTCTGCTTCTGCTTCGGTCATCTTGCCCCGAGCCACAGCACGATTTGCTTTGTAGGGTTTGTAATAGTCCTTGCGCCACGAGCGCCCTTCCAATGCAAAAACCACATGATCTGCTTCAAATCGCTTGGCCATCTTGTTCACAGCCATTAGTGTAACATGTAGAGCAAAACCTAGTTTAGTCCAAGAGTCTGCGGCCCTAAATGCTCCGTGCCTAGCACGAAAGAACATGTTGGCAGTATCAATCAGTACGTATTTCATTGTGTGCAATCAAGTTGTTATCGTTGATGTATTGTAGCACATGTTCGGCCCAAAAGCAATGGGCTGCCTCTCCAAAATGCCAAGATTTTGGGTTTACTGTTTTAAAACCGTTGTTTTTGAGCACACTATTATAGGTTTGGTCTGGGTCATATGGTGCCATGTAGTTTGTACCCCAGTCGTGGCGATTTGGTACACCTGAGAAATCTGAGTTACCATTAAAGAACACATGACGAACACCGTTGAGGTGCAGTTCTCTATGAAACTGCCAAATTTGGCTGTGTGCATGTTGTCTTGCTTCGGCCCAGTCAACATCAGCAATGAATCTTCGATATCGATCTTGTAATGATTCGGGCACATCATCTACACCACTGGCATTGACTTGGTACCAAGTGCTATCATGCAACCATTCTTGCCGTTCCCAAGTGGACCATTGTATAACGATCAAGGTATCTTCAAGACTGTGTTGCTGTTGCAACCAAGCCCGTGTGGTGCGTATGATACGAGTATTGCTACTGGCACTTTCTGCATCACAATATAAAATGGCTCTGAGATGGTTGGCTAGTTCGCAACCCCAACTCACACGCTCGTTGTCTGGATGTGGCCTACGACCCAATCCGTAATACAAGCCATCATCTTCAGCAAAGGCATAAGGATTCACTGCTTCTGCGGCCGCGGTGTGGCTATCACCGTTTACATACAGTATCATTTTTGCATTAGCACTTTTTCAGTCTCTGCGGCCACCACACGTTTGCGTAGACTTGAACTAGAGAACGAATGATCTCTACCGTTGAACACCAGTTCAATACCACGCATGTCACATTCCTCCATACCAGAGAAATTTATGTGTTGATATTCTACACCAAGCACACGAATGTCTAAAGGTAGAATCAACAACAAGTCAACAAGATCTTGTTCGGTTTGGTACACAACAACTTCATCAACATAACGGCATGCGGCCAACTGTATTTGTCGCTCAACAATACTTTGTATAGGGCGATTTTTAGTGTCAGGTCTATCGATAGTTGGGTCTGTCTGGAGCCCGCAGATCAGGTAGTCACAATGATTCTTGGCCTCGCTGAGCATAGCAATGTGCCCTGCGTGAAACATGTCGAATGCGCTAAAAACAATGCCAATTTTTTTACCTTCAGATTTAAGTTTTTTTATTTCATTAAAAATGTTCATATATATTTTAATAGTCTTGGGTGATTTGAGTGGTTCCATTAACTTACCTCTGTACGTCCGCCACCTATGTCTCTAGAGTTTACATATTGACTGCTGTACTTGTTCATGGCCTGCTCCTGTTCCCAAGTTTCCATGACCACGTGTCGGCAAATATTTTGGAACCAACGATCTACTATATCTGCATCCGCATCATCGGGTTTCATCATGTAGCCGGCTTTGACTAGTCGTGCCACAAAGATTTCATTCCAGTCTAGTTCAAATGCACCTTGGTGCAAATTGTTGGGATCTATGTCCATGCGAACAATGCTCACATAAGGCTCGTTTTTTTCAGTAGCCAGTTCTTTTTCAGTCTTAACCGGTTCTCGTGGCTTTGGTTCGGCTTTGACTTTCACTGGCTCGGGTTTCTTGCGAAATCGATCAAATATTCCCATCAGGTGCCCCATTCGTTCTTGAAGAGTGGCACTTGTAGTCTATCACTGTACCGCCAGCCTTTTCGCATTGCCATTTCTGCCACTGCACGATTGTTAAGGGTATACACCCGCTCAACACCACCAACAGGCATAATATAA